CTCATGCAGACCGCCCAAGCGAAAACCGCCCTCATTCTGTACGCCCTTCCAGAAACAGACTCGTTGGGGTTTTCGGATAGCAAAAACACCACGTTCACTAGCTGACTGAGGGCGTCCCCAATCCGCACAATATACTTCCAAGTGCCATTCATGGCGCGACTCCTGTTGTGGAGAGATAAATAGAACCGCTCATAATTATGCTAATAATAATCCAGAAAAGACGCTCCGAGTTTCTTACCGACTTTGCATTCATTATTGCGTCTTCGGTAAGCTCTCTTATGTCATCCTCCTGATCGTCAAGCCGCTTTTCATGCCTGTCGAGCCTCTTGAAAGCCGATGTCAGTTGCTCCTCTACACGAACAATCTGAGCCACGGTCTCCGCGAGCCTGTCGAGTTTTTGCTCAATTCTGTCAAGCCGATGATCTTCCGCCCCCATCATAATGTCCCAGCCAGATCAAAAAGATCGTCCATTGCTTCGTCGTCCAAGCCAAGAGCCGGGATCATCAAAGCAACCCATACGGAGTTGCGCTCCACCGTAGAAGCGTACTCCCATTCAATCTGCACCCTTGACTTGTCTGGCTCTGGGATTAGGGCAAGCGCGTCCTGTATCTGCGGTAGGTAGCCTTGAGCCAGTAGCGCCAAGCGAGCCTGCCGCATCGTGACGACCATAGTGCTACGCTTTTCTTCTGGCGTCTTGTCCCTGCCGGTGTACGTCTGCCACCATTCGCCGTTGCGCTCCTCAATGGGGCCGCGCTCGACCAAATCGAACGCCGTTTGCGAGTCGTGATTCAGCGGATAAACATTGTATTCGGCAAGCGTTTCGTCAGGCACCACCGCAGGAAAAGACACGTTTGGATTGTCTTTTTTTACTTGGTCAAATGTGCAGGCGGTAGCCGCTCCATCAACGACCTTGCAATAAGGAAACTCAAAATACGTCATTAGTTGTAAATCCTTATTATTGCTCCACCGTTGTAGTCTCCGGCAGTCGTTACCGTATGTGCTACCGTTCCGGATGCGCCAGTTTTGTAGCTTACTCTACAGGCCCAATACCGTGTCCCGCCGCCTTTGCCTACAGTAAAAGATTGGCTGAAAGCTGATGTATAACCCGACGGGGTGCTAGGCACTGCCGCGCCGCCAAAAGATTGGGTTGTTTCGTAAATAACGATCACATCGTCTGTTGTTACGGAGGACACCGATATGCTACCGCTAGTTGCCACATCAACCGACGTATTTGCGCCGCCATCAACAGCCAAAATGCCATATCCCGCATCTCTGCCGCCTCCCTCCGTCATGTTCAATGTGCCGCCGCTACTCACTGGGACGCTGGAAGCTATGTTTAGATAGTCGTTTCCGCTTTCGCCCGTTGTAGCGCCTTGAGCAATGACGCCGGTTAGCGACCCCAGACTTGATGTGCCGCCGTAGGAATAAAAACTAAGCTCGTCTGCAATTTTCCCGTGCGAAAAAAGCAACGCAAAATCGTCGGTAGACACTGTGATGGTTCCGGTACTCCCGAAACCCCCCGTCCCCTGTGTAGCGTCTACAAAGCTAATAGGGCTACTCTTGGGTATCGCCGCCCTTATCATTCTGTTTCTAAGCATTACGCCGCGCCCACAAATGCGCCGTACAAAGTGCCATTAACCTGCCACAGTTCAATGACGTTATAGCCCGTCGTTTCAAGCGTAGGCGCAGAGCCGCCAACCCATGTAGTTGTAGGCCATGTAACCGTGTAGCCAGCCCCGTCGTCAATCATCAGCGTGACATATTCGCCGTCAGCCAGAGACTCGGTAAACGTCGTGTTTGCTGATAGCGTCTTGTATTGGATCGTGCCGTTAGACGGGTCAATCGCTGTACCCGTTAAGCTGTACTGCTGTTCCTCAATGGCTTTCTCAAACGTAACACCGCCAGTGTTGACGGTGAAAATCTCTGTTAAACCCGTGCCTAGCTTGTCTGATCCTGACGCAATGCGAAAGCGCGTTGAAGTGTTATCAAACGCCAACACAGGGCCGGTAGTGCCTGTGCCGCTAACAAGAGATACCCATTTGCCGCCAGAGCCTTCTACCGAAAGCACTCGGCCAGCCGTTGTGGAGTGTAAATCAAGCGTTGCGGATATAGTGCCGTCGCCAATCCCCACATTCTGCGAGCTATCAATCGTGATCGCCGTGCTGGTGGCGTTGTCGTCGATGCCTGTGGAAGTAAATGTGGTGAATGTTCCTGCGGCGGCTGTAGTGCCACCAATGGTCGTACCGTCAATCGTGCCGCCGTTGATGTCAGCAGAAGTGATCGTGACTGAGGCTACATTACCAGATGCGTCAAGGTATACGGACTTGTCTGCGGCGTATGTGACAAACACAGACTTTGTGCCGGCGCCAAGGTTTACCGCAGAGCCGGTATTACTACTTGCCAGAATGGTCGTTCTGGTTAGCGTGTTGCCGGCGCTTGCGTATGTGCCGAGGCCAACCTCCCAGTCGCTGTTCGTATCGTCAACAATCGCGTAGTAGGTGGTGTCTCCATCAGACAGGGCCGCAGAAAACGCAATATAATTTGTTTCTGCTCCAGCGAGCGTTACCGCCCCCGTCCCCGTCGTCGTGGTGGTTTCCTTGACGCGGTCTTTAACGACCAGTGCCATTATTAGGCGATCCTGATAATGGCGTTGCTGGCGTCAGCGGTAGGGAATGTGATGGTAAAGTCGCCAGCACTGGATGACTTGTCAGAGCCAAAATCCAAAACAACCACAGACGGATCGCCTGCCTGCGTGTCGTTGTATATCAAGGCTCCGCGCGCGGTGATTGTTGCCGTGCTGAACGTAAGGTCGGCAAAGTCCGTAAACGCTGTTGTTCCAGAAGTGGTCGGCGTGACATTGGTGAGCGCCGCGCCGCCGGCAGAGTAGCCAGTGCCCGATGCCTCGTTAGTTACGGTGTAGGCCGTAGTCGTGGCGTCAAGGGTTGCCGCGCTGGTATAAAGCGCCAGCTTGAACGTATTGCCTGTGCCGTTAGTGAAGTCGTGCTTTGCCTGAAGCAACTCTTGCTTGAACGACGTACACATTGCCTGCGTGATTGCCATTTAGATTCTCCTAATCATTTCAGCTAAATCTTTTTGCCCCGCGTCACACAAGGCGTTGTACACAGTGGTGCGGTCACTGCGTATCGCTTCCTTCATGTAGAAGACTAAAACCGCACGGATATGATTTCTGAATGCCTTTGCCTGATCCTTGACGGCAGGCATTGCGTCCTCAGAGACGTTTATTATCCTGTCGAGACATCGCTCAGCAACCTCCTCTGGAGAGAAGCCTCGACCTGACGTTGTGTGTACTCCGACAGTTCCTACTGACAAGTCAAGCATTAGGTTCTTGTCTTCCTGACTTCTCCCGAGCGATAGCTGTCTGTAGTGCTGTAGCCTTCGCCAAGCTCCTCTAGTCTAGCTACCGCGTCTTCGTACCGCATTGCGTACACCTGCATAAGGTCACTGTCGCCCTTCAGGAAAGTGTATGCCTCAACCAAGCACCCGTACAGCAAGGTGCTTTCGGCATTTGTCCCAAGCCAGCTTGTCCCAGAGGCGGAGACGGTAATCGACTCCGGCTTGTGGAAATAATGCAGTTCCACGTCGTAGGAGGCGTCTGGCGTCGGCCCTATAATAAATGAGGAGTCGGTAAAGATTCCGTAGTATTTCGGGACGGCTTGGCTTGTGCTGTCTGGGTACGCCTGACGTATAAAGTTTACGTCCTTAAAGATCAGGTACTCGTAGCCGTTGTTGTCTATCGCCATTGAGTATGGCGTCAGGAAATCGCTTGGCATTGTCAGGTACTCGTTACCCGACGTGAGCGTGCCCGTCACATTCTTTCGGAAGTCCGGCAACTGGCACCGCTTGAGTATTCTGTCCTCTGCCTGCTGAATGATTAGCGACAGATTGTTGACAAACGTGGTCTCGTTTGACTCGACGTAGTCCTGTATAGCCTGCTTCAGCGTGGTAAATGTGAATGCCATTAGGAAATCTCCACCGTTACACGCCCAACCACGCCTTCCATGTCAAGCCCCACAGTGCGACTGCCAAGAGCAGTGTCGCCACCACCAACGGGGTTCCAAGCAAATAGGCGCCTGCTTTCGTCAAGTCCATTATCAGGGCGGGGAAAGCGCAGAGCTTGCGGGTCGCTTGCATTCACATCTCCTAGCTTTAACTGGGGCTGGTCTTGGTCAACCACGTCCCTACCAACAAGGAGGCCGTTCCAGCGGCCATCCTCTATCTGGCGCACAAGGTCTCTCAGCGGGTAACGAAAGCCAGTGCGATCACAGTACCCAAAAGCGTGCTTGCCTTTTGCATAGCTACTCATAGGTCGTTATACCCGCCCGGAGCAACATACAGCGCCGCCTTCTCCCGAGACGCATCCGCCGCCAACTCCCACTGCTCCTCGTAGACCTGCTTGAGCAACGGGATCATCTGGGCGGATTCTGGCCGCTTGCTGGCGACCTGATACGCCAAGCCAGCAACAAGGCACGGGAGATACCTTGCTGGAACATCCATGTTGTTGGAGGCCGGACTGCCAGTGTCCTCGACGCGCTCCATGTAGTAGTACGCAAATGTGTAGCTGGTAGTTGCATCTGGAACGGGCCAGACGTGAACCGTAAGCCCGGTCGGCTTTCTTTCTACATAATACTGGAGCGGGCGCCCCTGAGTGAGCTTGTTCGTCTGATGTGCATACTGGCTGACCGATATGCGTTGCATGGTCAGATCCGTCTGTAGCGACGAGTTGCCCGCGTCCGTGCGTAACAGCCCCTCGACTATATCTAACTGGTTAGATGGAAGGTCGTATGACGACGTTCCTGCAACAAGAGCCAACGTGGTGTCCCGTACTGTCCAGAGATTAAGACCCCTGTTTTGCCACTCAAGCATGAGCAGATCAAGACTGCGGCGAGCAGTTTTGTAGTCGTACCCGCTTCTAAGCGCAAGCCCAGCACGCTCGTATGCCTCCTCCATAATGTCTGACAAGTCAAGAGTAAAGCTAGTCGTTCCGCTCGTAGCCATTTACACAACCCGCCCTTTTGTTCTGCCGCGCATTGCGATGCCGTTCATACACTTGGCTTTAGGCAGTGCGCCGCCAGTTGACTTCTTGCTTACCCCCGCCTCTGATAAGGCGATGGCGATAGCCTGCTTTTTGTCCGCAACCTTCTTGCCTGAGCCGCCGGACTTCAACTTGCCGGACTTGAACTCGCGCATAACCTTGCTGATCTTATCTTTCGCCCTGCGAGAGCTAGGTGCGTTGGCTGTCTGTTTTCCCGCCTGAGCGCGACTAATCGCCATATCAGCTACCTTTCTTCCACTTCTTCGACTTAGACTTGGTCTTGCTCGGAGACCATTTTACGCGATCAGCCCAGTAGGCCGCGCTCATCTTCCCCTTCTTGATATTCTTTCTATGCCTAGACTTAAAAGCCTCTCGCTGGCCGACGGTCTGGTTTGTCTTGACCCCCTGCTGGCCGAACCGAATAACCTTTTCCTTGCCGCCCTCGCACGCCTTAACAATGTGAGACTTCTTGCTGTGTCCGGGGGTTCTTCTCGGCTTGTTGCAGGCCATCGCCTTTTTGTCTACGCGACCGCCGCTCTTGTAGTAAAGACGCATTACTTCCTATGCCTCGCGGTTTTTTTCGCCACCTTCTTTGGCTGTGATGAATGTTGCTTGCCCTTCTTGGTGTCCGACCTTTTCTTGCGTGAAGTAGCGGCGTACTCGCTAGAGGAGAGAGCCTTGATCGCCTTCTCTGGCAAATATCTCTCACCGGTAGCTTTCGGCCCTTGAGTGCTCGGCTTTCCTGACTTAGTGCGCCATTTCTGCTTCGTCCACTTCTTCAGGGACTGTTGCGACTTTTTCAGCGCCATCAGTCTTTATACCCGCCGCCAGCCGACTTGTACTGCTTGGCGAGCATCTGCGCTTTTCTTGCGCTCCACTGTCCGGGCTTGCCGCCCTTCCCGCCAGCCTTGATTTTGTTAAACAGGCGCTTACGCAATGACGGCTTCGTGTAGTTTCCAGCCTCGTTCACGCGAGACTTGGTCTTGCCGCCAGACTTGTAGTAAAGGCGCATTAGCTGTACTGCTTAACAACTTTGAGCACAACGGTGTAAACGTCGCCAGCACCGGCACCCACCGTGGTAAATGCGATGTCACCCGTAACGCCCGCTCCGGCGTTATTCGGAATGCCGTTGAAGTCGGAAAAGTCCACTGTATCTGAATAGTCAGCAGGAATTTCCCACGCCAAAACATCTGCTGTGGCGTCAAAGAAAATTTTAATACCCATGCCGATAGTCGAATACCGGATTGATTCAATACTAACGCTGGTGCATGCGGCCTTGCTCACCGGGTCGGCGCTTAACGCAGAGACATCGACCTTAACAACAGCCGACTCTCCTGTCCCGTCGCTGACGTTGGTAAACTTGAGAATTGCATGGCGGGCGCCATCTTGAATGGGTTGACTTGTGACTGCGTCAGCCATCTTGATCTCCTAAAGAAAAGGGGCCGAAGCCCCTTGTATTAGCTTAGGTTTCGATTCTGGATGTACAGAATAGTTACAGTCGCAACACCAGCGGTACCGTCGCCAGCAGTGGCAGTAAAATCAGCCAAAACCTGAAGGTCAGTAGTACCAACGTCAGTAGCTTCAGTATCCAATGTTCCACGGGTGGTACCAGCAGACTGCACGCTAGTAGACGGAATGAACGCATCGGCGTCGGCAGAAGTACCAACAACCACAGTAGAGGCGGTGCCGTCGT